TAATAGCAGAGTTATTTTTATCGGTCCAGAGTCTGTCGGTATCTCCATTGGATTTTCCAACAGGGTTAAAATCAAATGCTAAGTTGGCTATGATTGGTTCAACATCAATATCAAGTTTAGTGATATTAACTGATAAAATCTTAGTCACTTTACGACATGAGATGGTCAGGTTATGTTTTCCTTCAGTGGATGACTTATAACTCCAGATTTGAGCAGAACGATTTACAGAAAGAGTGCTCTGTACTTTACCATCAATTGATAGTTTTACAGAGGCTGGATTGTGATCAGGATCATATACAACATATTTAATACTTGTTGCCTGGTACTGTTGTGCTGTAAATTCCTGTTGAGCACATCCAATAATAGGAGTTCTATTTGTAGGATCAACACAAATAATATCCTTACAAATAGTATTTGAGGTTATTTCTTTATTGTTAATTGTCGCAGTCATATATACTTTGAGTAAATGGCTGCCATGTTCCTGTTTAGGAATATTATAAGACATAATTCTACCGGAAGACTGAGTTTCAACAGTGCCTAAGTCTTTTCCATCAAGAATAAAATGAAGAGTCTTATTGACATTTCCGTAAGGTGTATACCTAAATACTACATCTGTATTTGTATATAACAAAGTATCATCAAATGTGCTTTCAAGTTTGAATTCTACAATAGTAACAGTCCATGTCTTAGTGGCAAGTGTCCCAAAACTGTCGGTAATAGTTAATCTAATAGTATTTGCACCGACATTAAGATATTCAGTGATATCAAAACTATTGTTTCCTTGCGCAGCCGTATTCGTAGCTACAATAGTATTACCAACTTTCCACACAGCAGTACCGGCTCCAGTTGTATCACCAGTATTATCTACAGATGAAAAACTATATTCAATAATTGCTTTTGAACCAAGTAAGAAAATAGCATCTGCATTTGTGATTCTTTCAATAGTAATAGTAGTAGTATCTGAGGAAGATCCTCCACCACCTTCAATTTTAAAGCTTTTCTGGATTTCTCCATCCTTTAAAAATGTAAAAATACTATTTTCGTATGTAACATCGTACTCTGCAGCCGCAGGATTTTTTTTGATTTCTTCAATGGCGGCTTTAACATCTGTAATATCTGTATTAATTCCTTCAAACTGAGTATCATAAGAAGTCATATTTTGTTTCAAGATATCTACAGCATTTTTGGCCTCATCAGATTTTGTAGTAGCACTTTCTACTTTCTTCTCAATGTTTGAAATAGTAGTTTTTATCTCTGAGACAGCAGTAGTATTGGCATTTACATTCTTTTCGATTTCAGTTTTAGCTGTTTCAAGTGGACCAATTCGATTAGAGATTACTGTATCTTTCTCGTCCATTTCTGCTTCAAGTTCCTGCTTCAATGCAGCTCTCCACTCAGCAGATGGCTCAATAGAACTAAGTTCTACAGTCTGAATAATAGTTTCTCCATCTTTGAATACTAATGAACCTTTTCCATTGACAACAGAATACTCAACTATGAGGTTTGCAAGACTGTTAATAGTAATAGGTTCTCCAATAAGTTCCGTTCCATCTTTAAACACTAAATTTCCAGTTGTGTTGTCATATTCAACTTTTAAGTTCTTCAAACTGTCAATACCGGAAATAGCAGTGTTTAATTCTTTGACTTTTGTATCAACTTCTGTTTTTGTATAATATGCTTTCAGAGATTCAGTTACTGTTCCATTAAGATCATTCATAACAGATGTTTTTACATCTGCTTTTATATCATCTACATTAATAGAAGCAGCGGAAGCTTTTGCTTCATCTGCGTATTGTTTTGCTTCGGCTACATGACCAAGAATCATATTTACAAAACTTGTATACCAATCTTCAGAAGGTTCAATGATTCCGTCATAATTTAATCCTTGAAGAACAGTAAACTTACCATTTGGTCTGGTTCTCCAAATATAATTGTTTCCTTTTTCATTTACGCCAGTAGCCATAATTTCAAAAATTATATCTCCGGCATTTGCTGTAACAGCAGCATCAATCAACCAACCAAATCGAATATAAGTATTGTTGGAAGCTACATTGATAACTGTCGCTACTTTACCTTTTTTCTCAGCTATAGATTCATATCTTATCTGGATGAGCATATCCATAAGATCCATACCATCCCAATATCTTGGAATCCTAAATGGCATATACTGGCTGTTTTCTTCCTGCATAATATTAATCTGTGTAGCATCAACGGTAATATTTTTTAAGTTATCCACTGTTGAATATGCATCGTCTTGATATTTGGTATATACTTCATAACGACCATCAGTACATAATGTATATTCCTCAGTGTCTACGGCTAACTCAGCACTCAAAGTCATTGCCGAATTAGCCGCAGCAGCAATTTTAGAATCTTTAAATGACATATCATGACTCCTTTACTTTAATAATTTATCCAGATCGACAACCTGATCAAGATGAACAACTCCATCCTGTGTGCCATCAGGATCTTTACCTGTCATATCTTCGGCTACCATAGCAGAAAGATCTTTTACAACGATACCATTTCCAGTATCTTCACCATTTCTGTCTGTTAAAGTGATTTTTCTGTTTTCTGTATTAAGACGAATATCTTTCACCATACCTTCATAAGTTGCTTTATTCTGAGCATTGAGATCTTTAATCATTCCTTCCATAGCAAGGAGCCTCTGATCAATTTCAGTAAACAATTCAGAAGGTTCATATTTATCAAATTGTACAAGTGGAGTAATATGAATAACACCTGATGTGGTTTTTCGAATATAAGAAGTGTACGTTCCATCTTCATTAGCAACAAGTTTTAAGAACGTGAAAGATACTTCGATATCCCCGGCTTCAGCAGTAAGTGCTGCATCGACAGGGATTAAATACTGGATATAATTCTGTTCATATTCAAGATTATTTATAATAAGTTGTGTCATTTTAATTTTGTCTGACACTGGGAGCTTATACTTCATATAAACAGTTGTATCTGACATATCAATCTGTTCCCGGTACATTTTACTTGTTACAATCTGAATCTTATCTACATAATTGCTTCTTTCCACAATTGATTCTTTGACCGTTGTTACAACAGTATTTTCATCTGTAATTTTTAGTGTATACATAACTGCCTCCTTCCTTATTTAGTCTGAGTTTTTTCTAAAGCTTCAATTCTAGTCTGTAGTGACTTAATAGTTTCCTGCAGTGTTGTGACTGATGAATTCGCATTATCAGCACTTTTCTTGATCTCAGCAGTATTCTGAGTCAAAGTAGTAATATTGTTCTGTATTGTTTCGATATTATTGGTCATGCTAAGTAATGATGTATTGATCTGTTCAATTGAAGTGTTAGAAGAAGAATCTGCAGACTGCAGATCAGAGATAGATTTCTGTACTGCAGTCATAGATTCTTTCAATTTATCCACATCAGCTCCCAGCTGAGTAAGTTTTCTTCCAACAACAAGGGCATCAGCGAATGCACCCTGTTTAGATAATGTCATATCTGATTCAGGGAGATTAGCCAGATAATTGTAATCATACTTAACAACACCAACAGAGGTTTGAATTCCCTGAATATATGTTGCCATTATTACTCACCTTTTTCTACAAATTCATATAGTACTGTCATATCAAGCATAGACAGTTTGTCTTCATTAGATTTAAGCATTTTCTTGAGAGATTCCTCTGGAATCATCTCAACATCAAGTTCACATGTTTTATCATAAATTTTCTGCAGACTTTCTTGGATTTCAGGGATGATTTTATCTTTTATGTCATCATTAAGAACACGATTACCTGTTTCATTACCGTTTTCGTCAACAATAGGATGTGAGTTTTCCTCTGTAAAATAAGAATCAACTAACTCCTGCTCGACCTCTGAGATTTTATCTACCTGCGCCTTAAGAGCCTTTAGATTCATTGTATTCGCCCAGAATACATCAACATCTCCTGCGATTAAATCCGCACGACTCTTCATAGAATTTAATGTTTTATACATTGCCATAATGTCTGCATTTACAATAACTTTTTTCATAATCCTTGTACTCCTTTTATATTAATATGTAACTTTATTTTCTCTGACGAGTTCTTCAATAGCATCATTTAGATATGCTTCAAAGTCAGAATATAATGTTTCGATAGCCGCTTTAGAATCTTCTGTAATCAAAGCCTTAGCTTTATCAATAGCCATCTGTTTAGCAGTTTTCTGAGCTTCTGCATCAAACTTACCTTCCTTCTTCAAAGCATCTACATAAGTCTGATTAACTGTGAGTACTGCTTTACTAATAGCATCAGTAGCAGCGTCTATATATTTTACGAGCTGATCATTCTCCAAGTTCTTTTCCTGTTCTTTAATCTTTACTTTTAGGAAGAGGATTCCATAAGTAATAAGAAGTGGAAGAATACCAGTAATGATCAGATATAATACGTCCTGAATACCCTGTTTAATATCCATAGTTATTCCTCCTAACCGACTGCTTCATTATCTGAAGAGTTTTGCTGTCTAAGTTGTTCCATTGCAGAATCATAAGTAATGCCTCCTGTGCAGTTTTCTGCACGAGCCTTTGCATAATAAGCCCAAACTGTAGGGACGAGTGTTGCTGGAATAGCAATGAGAGCGTAGAGAGCAGATAAATCTCCATAGGTCATGATTGCTTTTTCTACAAAATGAATAATCTGTAGATTAAGTAAAAGTACAGCAACAAGTATCAATTTACTTGTAGAGACTCTTGGAATATTGAATCTCTTAACCTTTGCTGCCTTCAGATTTCGTTTCATTTCAATCTGCCGATTTTGGGCTTTAATTTTCTTTAATTCAAGTTCATATTCTCGACTGGTCAAATATTTCACCTTCTTTACATAATAAAAGACCACGATTGCTCATGGCCTCTTATTTATTCAGGAATAATTCCATATACGTATGTTTCAAACTCTGTAAAGTCTTTCAGAACTGATTCTTTATTAGCTTTGAATGCTTCACCATCTTGAATGGATTTGTTAATAGAAACGTCACCATTCTTACTTACAGATGCGTTTGCATAAGCGACATTCTTTTGATTTTCTGCTTCCCCAACATAAATATTTGCACTTACATTAGTTGTTGTATTAATTTTAATCATGCTAATTCCTCCAATTTTTGTTTTATGATTGCAATTTCTCCTTGCAATGAGAGAATAGTGTTTTTAAGTTTTTGATTTTCTTGAGATAATTCTTGAATAGCTTTTACTTCATAACCTTGAAGATACAAGGAATCCACAGATTTAATATTCATAGATCCATCTTCTTCATATCCTCCACCAAATGTAAAATGTTGATCAAGAGTTTCTAATTCATCTGCTATGAATCCAATATCTTGATGTTCTCCACTTCGTATCCAATCAAATTGACGAATTTTTATAGAATTAATAATATCTAAAGCTTTTCTATTTGAATTTGAAATATTTGTTTTTAATCTAATATCCGAATAATTTGATTTGAATCCATGTGTTTCCCACGATGATGAAGAACCCCATCTACCATTGACTTTTAATACATAATTGCTACTTTCATGATATGTTCCGATCCATGCAGTATAGGTATTGCCGCCCGCTGTTCCAGATGTAACAATAGGTCTAGTTGTGCCATCTTTCGCAATTGCTTCTGATGGAGTAGAATTTCCACCAGAACTTGTTGGTAATTGTACAGAGCTTAATTGATAACCGTTATTATTATATAAATATAGATATCCATTAGAAACATCTATTTTGCTTCCAAATGCACCTTCAACCCAACTTGTAGTAGCATATCCATAAAGAGATTGATGTTGAGTTAAATATCCTTTCCCAGTTACCCAGTCTTGTGTTGCAAGGTTATAATTCGTAAATCCAGAACTACGTGTAGTTCCATCAATTTTAAGACTGATTGAACCACCGCCTGTAGAAATCTTATTTCCATATTCATCATAGTAATTTTTAGCATATACAGCATTCCAAGGAGCATCTGTACTTCCGAGGTTACAAGTTCCGCCTTTTTCCAACGAATATGTATCAACATCTGTATAGCTAGTTGATGTTTTTAATTTATATGGAGTTAATGCGGGTGTACCATCGTTATTAATTGCAACCCACATATTATGATTACTATTCATAATTACGGTATGACAATGACCAAATCCTTTATAATCTACAGGAGAACTGTTATTCAACTTAGAATGGGAATGTGATCGTGCAGCGATCCCTAAATTAGATAATGTATTATTTCCGCTTGCCAATTCAACATTATTAATTTTAGGTTTATTTGTAAGTCCATTATAATTAGTTGTGCCGCCTTCACCTAAATTAGCCAGTGAAGTATAAGTTTTTTTATCACCAGTAAGATAAATAGCATCTACATAAATACATGCATATGGATTAGCTGTTGCTCCAATGCTTATCTGAGAAGTAGTATCTTTAGTTTTACTTACTGTAATATTACCATATGCATCGGTTTCAGTTGATAACAAATATGGTAATAAACTAATAGATAACATTCCTGTAGTCGTACTTTCCATACCTACTGCAAAGTTACCGTTTTTATAAGGAAGAATAGTGTGATGATGATTATAACCATTAAAGTCAAATGTGTCTGTTGGTTTCCACATAATTGATTTATATGGCACTCCTTTATACTGTCCTAATGAATCAGTAATATTAAGTTTATTAACATTTAACCATCCATTTGTATTAATATCATCTGCAATTAATGTTAGAACTCTTGCGCCTTGTTCTTTTATCAGAAGCATTCCATGCATTTTTGAAGAGTCTAAAGATGAATCTATCAACCCAAATCCAATTTGAGTTGTATTAGTTCCCCAGTCAAATGCAGTAATTACTTGTACTGAATCAGTTGGTTCACCAGTTCCAACATCGTTATAATAAATAGAATATGATTGCTTTGCAGTAATAGATGTAGCAATAACACTACCTGTAAAACTTCCAGTTGCACCAGAAAGTTCTCCTTTAAAACTACCTCTTGCAGCTTTTAATTCTCCAGAAAAGCTACCTGTTGCTGCAACTAATTCACCAGAAAAACTTCCGGTAGCAGCTGATAGTTTACCACCAAAAGTTGCATTCCCTTGATTATCTATATTTAACTGATTGCCAAGTTTTAAACCATCTGGATTCAAACTTATGGATCCATCTCTGTTACTTAATGAATTTGCAGATATATTCCAACCGCCAATAGTTCCTCCATCAGCGTAAATAGTTCCTGAAAATGTACCAGAGTTAGCATAAAGTTTACCATTTGGATCAACTCTGAAATTCCCACCACCAAGAGCAATTCCGTCTGTACCAATATACACATTTTTATCTTTTGATATTGATGTTGGTTGTTCAGGAAAGGTATCCATACCAGAATATAGTTTTCCCGCTTCAATATGGAAACCGCCAATACCACCAATATAACCTTTATTAGCTATAATGGTTCCCTCAACAGTGCTGTCACCACGAATATAAGCATTACCATTAGAATCAACAGCAAAATTTTTACCTTTAATAGCACCGTTCTCTGATAAATCAAACCAGATACCTTTAAGTGAATAATTAGATGTCAGATCATCTTCAAATATTTTTGATCTGATTGCATCAACTTTAATAGAATCAGCAGTAATAGTATTGGTTTCAATAATACCACCGTCGATTTTAGTTTTACCTGGTCCAGTGTGTGTATTCATTGCAGTGATAATACCATTAATGTCAATGGTGCTGGCATCAATGCTAATATGGTCAGAAATCATCTGAATAAATTTATCAGTAACTGTGAACTCAGACTCTTTGTCACCAGTTACCATAAAACTGATTTTATCTGCATTCTGAGTAATAGAAGAGGTGTTTGCTTTAATTTTTTCTTGAGCTTCAGAAAGATCTGTTTGCATACTGCTTACAGTAGATGTAATCCCAGAAACATTTTGTTTGATATCAGAAAAATCTGTTCGGATAGATTCTTGATCTTTAAGATATTGAGTATTACTAACCTTAGTTTCGATTTGTCCGGTCAGAGTATCTGTAACATTCTTAATCTGCTTTG